GATGGCGCATCTGGACTATTAATGATGAACACGAATTAGTCTCTTATAATCACTGCCAACTCGAATAATTGGTAGGTTGATTTTTAGGCGCTCCGCTGTAATACTAAATCAACCCCTATATATATATATTTAACTCAATAGGCATTTAGGCAAATTATTCTCTTTTTTTGTTTATCTTTTTACTTTTAATAAACTCATCATAAGTTTCTATGATGAACTCAATCCAAAAAAACTCTTAAAACATAATATTCATTGAGCGAACCCAAGGGAATGCCTACGGCATTTGCTACGCATACACTCCATGTATATAATATTTTACAATGCCGTGTTTTTTCGTTTTTCGTTTTCACATATAAAAAAACTTTTAAATTGATGTTTTTTATTTTCTACTTTAAGCATCTGTATATGTGAAGTGGGATATTGACGATACTAATAATGGCGAATCGGTTATTTGTGGTCTGGCATTTTCAGTGCTGCCATACTTTCTTTTTAATGTAATAATTACCGCAGGGACCCACATCGAGTAAAACCCATATTGTTGGTCTCCTCCTGCTCCTACGATTGGTGCTAAGAATTGTTTGTCCTTTGGCATCTCCCATTTAAATGTGTAATGTTTGTCAGGTGATACTCTGCCAACTGATGCGTCGGGTCCGGGGTCTGCTAATAGTCCCCCTGTTAGATTTGCTGATCCAAATCCTGCGTTTTGATCACCAAGCACTCGCCATTTTCTAACTACTCGCACTTGATTATCTGCTTTCTTTTCATATGATAAAAACTCTGATTGTATTCTACTATTGAACGCGAACTTCTTTGCGATTTGATCCCACGCGTCATTATATTGCTGCTCATTAGTAAATGCCGGTTGTAATCGTCCGCTATTGGTATTTTGGAATGATGCTGTTCTATATTCATTTAATGTCTCCTTAATCCATACCTGCTGTATGTATAAGTCGTATTTTTGGTAATCCCATATGCTCCCGTTCGATGGTTCTCCACTATGTTTAACATATTGTGGTAGTCGTGAGAAATCTATTTTCACTTTCATCGACAGATATCTCGGGCATATACTATTACCCTCTATCTGTCCGTTTGCTGGTCCTTGCGTAAATGCTCTTGTGTATGCTTTTGGCACTAAAATGGCAGAGTTATCTGGTCCATTTACAGAATTGCCGACTAATTCAGTTAAATCGTCTGTTTGTATTTGTGATATTCTATCTTTGTATTCTACACGATGTTGGTTCTGCTTCTGAACTGCTCTCTTTGGTTTCGTTGTTTTCTTCATCGCTTTCTTCTTCGCATTCTTCTTCGGTGGCATTTTCAGTAAATATTTATTTGTGTCCTTCGGGTATAAAAATGCCGTATTTTGTTAATGTTGCTATTTTGACAACTTCTATTTTATCGTCTATTAATGTCTTTAAAGTTTCCAAGTTTTTTTAAAATTGACACATTTTTTTTTTAAGAGGTGTATACCAGTGATTTTTGTCAAAAATGCCTTTTTTTCACTCCGTTCCAAAACTGCATTTTTTTTCTATGTCTAAGTATAAATGTCTAAGAAATTAACGTGTTGGGATTTCACTTTGCCTTTTAGCGAACAATATTGCTCATCTCAGGCACTGGGTAAGGCACTCAGTGAAATATGTAAAGATAGGTCTACTTTTCAGTTGGAGTTGTCTATTAACGATTATAAGCATTGGCAAGGTCGCATTATTACTAAGAAACAATATCGACCCAATGAGATCCATAAAATAGGTAAAGACGATTTTCTTCGTGGTATTCATTGGTCCCCTACTTCTAACGATAATAAAGATAATATGGATTATGTATCTAAGGATTTTACTCGTCTCGATGGTCCTTTTGAGGTTGGTAGTTTTAATAAAGTTTTAACTTGGCAGTTGAACGAGTTTGTTAAGTATGGTCTTTGGCATTGGCAACAGAAAGTCTATGATTTATGTGCTGTTAAAGATATGCGGTCCATTCACTTAATTTACGACCAAAAAGGTCATTGTGGTAAGTCCCTTTTCTGTGAATATTTAGAATATTGTGGTCGTGCTGAAGAAGTCCCCCCTTTTCGTATGATGGATGACATCTTTCAGTGGGTATACTCTGTCGCTGGGCGTCAGGCGTATATTTTTGATATGCCCCGAGGTATGAAAAAAGATAAACTCGGAGATTTCTATTCAGGTATCGAAATCATCAAAAACGGTGTTGCTTACGACAAGAGATACACTGCGAAAAAGGTTCGTTTTTCTCGCCCTCAGATTTTTGTCTTTACCAACACTCTCCCTGAGTTGTCTATGATGTCTAAGGACAGATGGCGCATCTGGACTATTAATGATGAACACGAATTAGTCTCTTATAATCACTGCCAACTCGAATAATTGGTAGGTTGATTTTTAGGCGCTCCGCTGTAATACTAAATCAACCCCTATATAT